AACTACTAACAAACCAACATGGACCGCTTACATACCAGCAGGTTTAGCAACAACTGATGCTAAAGCTTTTGTATGTGACGATCCTCAACAGTTGTTCATTGCACAGCAAGATTCAGTAGGATCTGAGCTAGGTACAAGTTCAATTAACTTAAACGCCAACTTAACATTTGGAGCAGGCAGTACTATTACTGGTGTTTCAGGTGTTGAGATTGATTCAAGCACAGGTGCTACCACAGCTACTCATCAAGTAAGATTGCTTCACTTCTACGATGTTCCATCGAACACAATCGGAGATAGTCATTCAATCTTTGTGATTAAAATTAATAATCACGTAATGATGGGCGGTACTGGTACACTTGGTATATAGAGAGGGAATAGATAATGGCAATAAATAGAAGTCAATTAGCCAAAGAGCTAGAACCAGGCCTGAACGCCCTCTTTGGACTCGAGTACGCTCGTTATGAAAACGAAGCTGCCGAGATTTTTAGTCAAGAATCTTCTGACAGAGCTTTTGAAGAAGAAGTAATGTTAGTAGGTTTTGGTGAAGCAGCTGTTAAAGCTGAAGGTGCAGCAGTTCAATTTGATACTGCTAAAGAATCTTTCACTGCAAGATATACTCATGAGACAATTGCATTAGCATTTGCTCTTACTGAGGAAGCAGTAGAGGATAACCTTTATGATACTTTATCAGCGCGTTATACTAAAGCCTTAGCAAGATCTATGGCATACACAAAGCAAGTTAAAGGTGCAAACGTACTAAACACAGCTTTCGCTACCGCAGGTGGTGATGGTGTGTCTTTAGTAAACACAGCGCATCCTACAACTCTTGGTGGTAACTTCTCAAACAGAAGTGCTACTGATGCTGATATCAGTGAAACATCCCTTGAACAGGGTATGATTGATATTGCAGCTTTTATTGATGAAAGAGGCTTAAAAGTCGCTATGAATGGTAGGAAGTTAATTATTCCTGTAAACAGCCAATTCGTAACCGATAGAATTTTAAATTCAACTCTTAGAGTCGGTACAGCTGATAACGATATCAACGCTATGAGAAACATGGGTATGTTACCTGAAGGTTACACAGTTAACCATTATTTAACAGACACAGACGCATGGTTCTTAAAGACTGATTGTCCTAACGGATTTAAACACTTCACAAGAGCTGCTCTTGCTACAGGTATGGAAGGTGACTTTGATACAGGTAACATGAGATATAAAGCTCGTGAGAGATATAGCTACGGCTATTCAGATCCACGTTGTGTTTATGGTTCTCAAGGATCATAGGTTTTAAAAAAACTTAAATTTAAAAAGGGCGCTTTACTGCGCCCTTTTTTTTATCTATAATAAAGTAACCAAGACTAACAATTAAGTTAGACAACACAACAAGGAGGTTGACATGGGAACTACAAGATTTTCAGGACCAATTAAAGCTGGAACAATACCTGATACTTATCAAGACACGGCTGGCACCACTATTAGAGCAAACGTAGGTTTTGTTGTAATGTCTCAATCAATTATGATTGACGCAGCAGTAGCAGCTGGAACAACTACTTATAACGTAGGTGTAATACCAAAAAACTCACAACTGCTTACAACTACAATTAGATGTGCAGTAGTAAGTAACTCTGGTACTTCAGCAACTGTATCTGTAGGAAAAACAGGAACAGCTCAATACTTTATAGCTAACACTAGCGTCAAAGCTTTAGGAGAAACTTCTTCAATAGCTAATGGTGCTTTAGATGAAGCTGATAGATTTGCTTCTGATACACTAATTACAGCAACTCTTATAGCTGCAGGTAGTACTGCAAGTACGGGTCAAGTAACTGTTACGTTTACGTATGTTCAAGCTAACAACTTACAAGACGTAGCAACAGCATAAATATAAACATTAACAACCTGGGCGTAGTGTAATGACTGCGCCCCTTACAAGGAGATAAAATGGCAGATTCAGTTACCACAAGAAACATATTTGATGGTGGAAGAAAATTAGTTCACAGCTATGTAAATATTTCTGATGGCTCAGGTCATTCAGCAGTTATGATAGATGTTGGAAACTTAACTACTAACGCAGAAGGAAAAACCTGTAACAGAGTTATATTAAAAAAACTTTGGTTTAATAATGGTCTTGCAGCAGCAGCAAGTCCAGTTCAGTTACAATGGAATGTAGGAGGCAGTGCTAATGAAACTTTCTTAACTTTAGGTCAAGGAAGCGATAGTTACGATTTTACAAGTGCAGGAGGAATTGACAACTCAGAAGCATCTAATGTATCTGGTGATATTTTTATAGTAGTACCATCTAATATCGTAAATGGCGAAAGCGTCACTATTATTAGTGAATGGGTTAAAAGATACGTCTAAATTAAATGGGTGATAAACAACCACCTAAGACTAAAAAATATTTTCGCTCTACTAAAAGTGGAGCGGGAATGACAAAGGCTGGGGTTAAGAAATATAGAAAAGACAACCCTGGTTCAAAATTAAAGACAGCTGTTACAGGTAAAGTTAAAAAAGGATCTAAGGATGCTAAAAGACGTAAATCTTATTGTGCAAGGAGCGCTGGTCAAATGAAAAAATTTCCTAAAGCAGCAAAAAATCCTAATTCAAGATTAAGACAGGCAAGAAAAAGATGGAAGTGTTAAGAAATGAACTTTAAATACATAGCAGGTATACCAGTTATTATATCCATATTAGTAGCAATTTATTCTGGTATTAATTACGCATCTAAACTTACTAATATCATTGATGACAATGAACAACAAATCATGATGTTAAAAAAAGATGTTAGTGATAATACTAAAAATTATACAGAAGCTAGAGAAGAGTTGTTTCGAGAGATAACACAAATCACAACATGGATAGGAAGAATAGAAGCAACTACAAAAGCTATGGAAAAAATTATGTATGAAACAGCTAGTGAATCAGAACTACAAGCTCTCAATGATTCTTATTACAAACTAAATGATTCAATTCGTCAATTAGAATATGATTTGAAATATTTAAAAGATGGAGGTTACTAATGCAAGTTGATCTTAACCTTAAATCTATTGCTTTAGCTGTAACTATTTTGTCTGCTTTAATTGGTAACGTTTTTGTTGTAGGTAAAATATACTCAGACTTTGAAATAATTAAAACTAAAATTGTAGTATTAGAAGAATCACAAAACGTATTAAGTATTAAGCAAGAAGTCTTAGAATTAAGTTATAAAATTAAAGGAATTAAACTTCAAATAGATCCTGAATATAGAACTCTCTGTCAAAAAGATATGAGCAATATTGTTTGTCAATGAAATCATTATTAGCTACTTGGATAATCATAATATCAATATTGATAGTTCCTTTTGCTTTTGCACAAAACGAATATCTTAATGGTAGTAATCACTGTTCCTCTCATAGACTAGAACCTTATATGGAATATAATTTGCAAGAACAACTTTATGATAATTCAAGTAGCAATAATAATAGAGGAGATAGNGGCAGAATAGGATTGCGTTATAGCTTTAGCTTTGGTGGTACTTGTACAACCGAATACAAAAATATTATGCTTGAAAATGAAAGACTTAAACAAGAGTTAGAAATGTTAAAAATGTGTGGAAGATATAAAGATTTAGAACTTGGTGAAGAATTTGCGACTGTTCGCGAAAAATGCAAGGGAGTTAATAAAAAAACTCTCAGTGAATCAACAAATAAATGATAGGATAATGCCATGAAAATAGAGATCAAACATTTACTTTCATTTATACCTTTGATCTTAGCTTGTGGCGTCCTTTATGGATCTTTCACAACTAAGATAGAAGCTCTTGAAACTAAAGTCGGAACTATGGAAAGCATAAGCACTGATGTTGCTATTATTAAAGAAAAAATAATGTGGATGGAAGAGTTTATGATTAAAACATACGAAGGGGATTTCTAATGGCTAAACTTTGTGCAAAGGGAAAAGCGGCAGCAAAAAGAAAGTTTAAAGTATATCCTAGTGCATATGCTAATATGTATGCGGGTGCTGTTTGCTCAGGTAAAGTAACTCCAGGAGGAAAGAAAAATGCAAAAAATAAAAAAGTATCTAAAATGGCCATGGGTGGCGGTGCTAACAGTGCTTCTAATCTTAGTCAAAGTCGTAAAATGGTGTCTGACAAAAATAGACCAGGCATGGCACGCGGTTGTGGAGCTGTTCTCGAAAATAGAAGAAAGACTACAAAGTACGCTTAATGAGTACCTCTAATTCAGGTCTTCGTAAATGGGTTAAAGATAAATGGGTCGATATAGGAGCACCTGATGGAAAAGGTGGATTCAAACCTTGTGGAAGAAGCAAAGGTGAGAAGAGAAAAGGCTATCCAAAATGTGTTCCTTCATCGAAAGCAAAAGCTATGAGTGCTGGTCAAAGAAGATCAGCAGTTTCCCGTAAAAGAAAAGCTGGTAATCCAGGTGGTAAACCCACGAATGTGAAAACAATTGTCAAGAAGAAAACAAGCAGAAAAAATTAAAGAAGACGTCATTCAATGGTCTAAGAAAGTCTTAGAACCGATGAACAAACATTTAGGTTTCCCAGCATGTCCCTTTGCTGCTAAATGGAGAAAAGAAGGAAAGCTTAGGATAGAAGTTCGTATGGACAAAA